CACACAGACGTTGGAAACACAGGGCATATGTCTTGGTGCAGATATTCCGCTAGAGTGTTGCTTAACCCACAAAAGCATTTTACTGGAGGAGAATTCTATTTTAAAGATGAACCAAACACCCCAATATATGGGTATAGACAGCTATGGGTGTATGACCACATTTCAGAAAATACACATTTTATCGCAAGTCACAAGGGACAGCGGAGTGTGCTGTTAATGTTTTTTACATGAAAACAATCAAAATACCGTATAGACCAAGGCCTCTACAAAAAGACTTGCATAAAAATATGGCTAGATTTTCAGTAGTAGTGTGTCACAGAAGATTTGGCAAAACGGTTATGGCTGTAAATAAATTGATAAAAGATTTAGTGTCGGCTAAACGTAATGGCCTACCAAGACCACGTGCAGTATATGTAGCCCCTCTATATAGACAAGCTAAGCAAATTGCTTGGGACTACGCTAAATTTTATTGTGAAAAATTACCCCACTATAAGCCTAACGAATCGGAGCTTAGAATCGATTTTTTAGAAGACTGTCGGTTATTTTTAATTGGGGCTGATAACCCAGACAGTGTGAGAGGAATATATGCTGATTCAGTAGTATTAGATGAGTATGCTCAAATGAATCCAAAAATGTGGTCTGAGGTTTTACGTCCTGCTTTGACCGACCGAAAAGGCACGGCTATGTTTATAGGTACACCTAAAGGTAAAAATGTGTTTTGGGAACTATATAAATACTCACAGGATCAATCTAATGTTGATTGGTCTGCTCACTTATTTAAAGCTAGTAGTACAAATTATGTAGATGAAGGTGAATTACTAGCAGCTAAAAATGATATGACTGTTGAAGAGTATGCTCAAGAGTATGAGTGTTCTTGGGAAGCTGCAATAAAAGGTGCGTACTATGGTAGAATAATGGAGGATATTACTAATAAAAACCAAGTCTGCTCTGTACCTTGGGAACCTACTCTACCTGTTAATACTTCATGGGATTTAGGTATTGATGACAGCACAGCAATTTGGTTTTACCAGCAGTCTGATAGAGAAATATGGCTAATAGATTATTATGAAAGTAGTGGCACAGGGTTAGATCATTATGTTAAAAAATTAAAGGAGCTAAACTACGTATATGGGGAGCACTATTTACCTCACGATATACAAGTTAAGGAATTGTCTACTGGTAGGTCTAGACTTGAAACCTTAAGAAGCTTAGGTATTAATGGTAGAGTGGTAGCTAAAACGCCTGTTGATGATGGAATAAATGCAGTCAGAGCTATATTACCTAGGTGTTATTTTGATGAAGCTAACTGTCAGAGGGGTATTGAAGCTTTAAGGCAGTACAAAACAGCATATAATGAAAAGACTCAAACATTCCGACAAAGGCCCCACCATGACTGGACTAGTCATGCAGCGGACGCATTCCGCTACCTAGCAATATCTTTATCGGACGCTAAAAAAGGGCCACGACAAGAGAGGGCAATATCTGAGTATGACGTAATGGACCCATATAATACTTATAGTAAAAAGCAACAAACGGCTGATGGAACAGGGTGGTGGCCTTGGTAATTAAAGAATTACAAGCAGGTGATGAAATACCTTTAATTAAATTAGGCTTTAGTATGTGGGGCGAGTCTGAAATGTTTAAACAGCATCCTTTAAATACCCACAAGTTAGAACAGTTAGCAGTACAAATACATACTGACGACAATATGGCTTGTTATATTGCTTATAATAAAAGTGGCTATCATGGTATATGGGCTGGTGTGGTTCATTCATTATGGTATTCAGATAATAAGATAGCATCAGATATAGTGTTTTATGTTAAAAAAGAATATCGAGGGTCTTCAGCTGCAATTAAGCTCTTACGTGCAGCTGAAAATTGGGCAAAGACTAAAGAGGCTAAAGTTTTTAATTTAGGATTAAGTTCAGGTATTGACACGAAAAAAACCGTGTGTTTTTTTAAAAAATTAAAGTATTTTGATCAAGGTACATTAATGAGTAAACATATTTAACAATAAGGATATATATAATGTGTTTTAGCGCACCAAAAATACAAGCACCACCCCCACCACCCCTACCACCTACTGTTGACACTTCTGTTGAAGTAGCCTCAGCTAAAAAGAATGAGTCAAAACGCAGACTCGCTGCTGCTGGTAGGTCTTCTACCATTTTAACTAGTGGTTCTGGAACAACTGAAGACGCACCAGTACTTAAAAAGACTTTAGGAGCATAGAATACCATGCCTACTAAAAATTTAGCTTTAAAAAAAGGGTCCTCTAGAAAAGCAGTTAGCTCTAATATTAGGACATTATTAACCGATGGTTATCCACAAAAACAGGCGGTAGCTATAGCTATGAGAAAATCTGGTAAATCTAAAAAAAGGATTACGCCTATGAGGGGGTATGCCTAATGCCAATGAATGCTAGCGAAAATATGCAACGAATAAGGCAAATGGAAGGGGATAGATCTTCTTGGGATAATCACTGGCAAGAAGTGTCAGAGTTAGTAGTTCCGCGAAGGTCTGATTTTGTAGGTGCACGTGCTAAAGGCGACAAAAGAGGTCTTAAAGCTGTTGATTCTACTGCTATTGTTGCTAATGAATTATTGTCTGCTGGCTTACATGGTATGCTTACTAATCCAGCTTCTAAATGGTTTACACTACGTGTATCAGATTCTAATTTAATGGAACAGCGTAGCGTAAAATTGTGGTTAGAAAATGTTGAAAGACTAATATTTCAAGAACTTCATGCCTCTATATCGGGGTTTACTTCTCATATGCATGAATTATATTTAGATTTAACGGCCTTTGGTACTTCTGTTATGTTTATTGGCACAGATGACATGGGTAGACTAACATTTTCAACTCGTCACCTTAAAGAGTGTTATTTATCTGAAAATCCTTATGGTATTGTGGATACAGTATATCGCAAGTTTGAATTTACTGTACGTCAAATTATGAATAGGTGGCCTGATAGTCATGGCGAAAGAATACAGAAGCTATGGGATGCTAATAAATATGAGGATAAATTTGAAATATTACACGCAGTATACCCACGCAAAGAGCGCGATCCTAAAATGAGAACGGTTGAAAATTTACCAGTTGCATCCGTATATATACTATGTAAAGATGAACTAATATTATCTGAGGGTGGTTTTGATGAAATGCCATACATGACTCCACGTTGGTCTAAAGTAGCTGGAGAAATATATGGTCGAGGTCCAGGAATGAATAGTCTTCCTGACGTAAAAATGTTGCAAGAAATGGCTAAAACTATAATTAAATCTGCACAGAAAATTGTAGACCCTCCACTGCAAGCTGAAGACGATAGTGTATTAGGCCCAGTGCGTACTGTTCCGGGAGGATTAAATTTCCGCAGGCCCGGAAGTGATTATGTTCGTCCTTTAGAGACTAG